AAGCTAAGGGCTACACAATTGGCTCGACAAAGAGCTATGCAGGTGGCGTCGGTCATATGGCTGGCACTCTTGCAGGTGTCAATGTCGAGTCCCGTGGAGGCACTGGTGTAATTGTTGGTCCGCGTGCCCGAGGTTATCTGGACCCCGGCTTCAACCAGCATGCATATCTTCCACTCAAGGAAGGCGGCATCGCGCTGGCGAATCGTGGCCCGCTCCTTGCTGCTATGGGTGATGGTAGATATGATGAGGCTGTCGTGCCACTTCCCAAGGGATTCCGTGACAGCCTTATCGGTGGTGCTGGGGGCGAAACTGTCATCAACATAAATGGAGACCTTTCCTTCCCGAACATCAAGAGTGGCGCAGACGCTAAGACGTTCATTGATAACCTCGAGAGTCTGGCTAAGGACTGACCATGCCTAACACTTTGCTGCGGACTAACGCTAGTGCCGTTGATCCGGGTAATATCGAGTTCAGTCGTGCGTCAGTTACTCGTTCAACTGGAATCACGTACAATGCTGTTTATTGCTCGGATAGCAAGATTCACATTTTCGAGGTTTCTGCTGATAGGCTAACTGTTACTGATCGTATCGCTATCTCTCCAGCTGGATCTGAGACGCCGCAGAGAATTACGATGGCGTGGAATGCTGCTGACAGTAGCCTGGGTATTGCATACAAGAATGGCACCACTGTCGACACAGTGAATAACCGAGTTCGGTATGCGAAGGTCAATACTTCTACCTGGGCTGCACCAACATGGGAAGATGTTACTGGTCTTGCTGGCGCGACCGCTCAGTTCTCGAACTTCGACATGGACATTTCTGATACTGGACTTATTACCATCGTCGTTATCAACGTTGACAGAGCTATCGCTGCCGCTTGGGCACTGTATACTAAGGCTACTACCGGTGGCGCCTGGACCAATCCTTTTACTGCAAATATCTACAATAGCCACCAGGGCTATAAAGCTGGCGAGGCGTGTTCAGTTGTATGCCTTGCTGCATCAAGTGGTATTCGAGACATCGTGGTTGCTGCTGGAGCAACTGGAATCGGTAGCCCTGGAGCCAGGCTTTACACGATGCGTGTTACTGAGTCTTCAGGTGGTGCATCAGGTTCAGCTACACTTCGTAACACTTTCATGGCGTCTCCTTTCGTTGGTACTGACTTCACCAATGCTACAACTAAGATGCTCCATTACAAGTTGTTCCGTCAGGCTACGAATACTTATGTTTTCTGTGGCATGTCCAGGTCTAATAAGACTTTATACTTCCACCAGGGAACTTTCAATGCCGGCACCTGGAACAGCACGATCAGCGAGCAGACTACGACCTGGTCTAACAAGACTTGGATCGGCATGGGTATCAGTTACGGAATCAATGCCGGAACTGTAGGCCTCGGTCCTACCTTCTACGTGAGGGATAATCTGGGTGTCGTCTGGATCAAGTCCTTCTGGTTGAGTTCTACGAGCTCATTCGGATGGGCTGGTGGTGAAGGTCGAACCTTCCCGAATACCAGTACACAGACTGTTTCGACGATCTCGGATAACTCTGTTTCGTTCCCCTCGGTTACCGATCAGGACATCGTTCAGATCGTTCAAGACTCGATTACAGGTAGTTGCACTACCTACGACTCCTATGTTGGCTTCCCCGCGACGATGCCTGGTGGCAACACTGGTATTCTCTCGCTGACGCCAGCATCTGGGGAGATCAACGTTGACAGCCTGCCTTCGGTGGTGGCGCAGGTTGATACGGATCTGAAGTATGCACAAGGTCCATATCAGGTTGACTGGCAGGTAGCGTCGGACGCAGGTTTCACTACCAGTGTTCAGACATTCCGCCTCCCCCTGGCCTCTGCGGTCTATGTGAACGGCACTGACACTCCTGGTGTCTCGGTCAACATCGCAAGTCACTTCGCTCCAAGTCTTTCTAAGCAGGTTTGGTTCTATCGAGCACGACTCGTAGACCAGTGGAACAACCTGGGTAGCTGGTTCAACGGAGGAAGCTTCACTGTTGGTCACCCTCCTACAGCTGTTCCGACATCTCCGTTATCAGGTGGCATCTATGCCTGGAACGGTGGCTCGATGACTTTCATGTGGAACTTTACCGATCCTTCTGTAGGTGATGTGCAGACAGCTTATCAGGTTCAGATTTTGGATTTGACTGGTACTGTTCTCACAGACACAGGAAAGGTTCTCTCGAGCGCAAAATCCTTCACCACCACCCTGGCTGGGGCATTGAAGGACACCCAGCTTCGTTGGCAGGTAAAGTTGTGGGATTCGCAAGATACTGCAGGTATCTATTCGACTCCTCAGCAGTTCATGTCGACTGATCCTCCAGTTGTGCCTGTTTCTGTTCCTGCATCGGGAGCAGTCATTACTACTGGTGTTCCAACCTATACGTTCACTCCGACTACAGGTGGATCGCCGGTAAGGCGGATTGCTGGATACCAGATCGTTCTTACTTCAGCGGCCGATACTGTCTATACCTCTCCGATGATATCTGTTGATCTTGCGTCTGGAACTGTCATTAACTACAAGCAGGCAAGGAATATTCTCAAGAACAACAAGAACTATACCTTGCAGGTCTTCGTGATCGATAATGCTGGGTTAGTAGGTGCAAGCGCTCCCATTCCGTTCTCTACAGCTTGGAGCGTTCCTGCTACGCCATCTAGTGTGACGGCTGACGTTTCAGGCTATGACGTCGAAGGCGTCGGTTACAACCTCGTGCAATGGGCTGATACTGGACGAGACGCAGCCTTTACCCACTGGACTGTGTATCGACAAGATGATCTGATCGACCCCAACACTGGATCGGTGCTTGTCACTGGCACTCCCCAGCCAATCTACGATGATTACGATACTGGTTCGGGATATGCCTATAAGGATTACGTCGCTCCTGCGAACCAGTATCAGTGTACTTATTTCGTTACTCAGTGGTCTAATGTGGCAGGCCAGGATATCGAAAGCAACATGGGCTCATCTGCTGTTGTGAAGCCGGTCTGTCAAGCGTACTGGCTGATCAATCAGTCCCAGGATACGAATACAGCAGACACAATGCGCTTGGGTATCGTAACTGATGACTCCTATACAGAGGAGCAGGAAGAGGCTGAGTTCAACGTCATTGGTCGAGGTCGTGTTGTTAACAGTGGACAGTACCTTGGGCCGAAGGGTAGTCTTACTGCAAGACTTCGTAATACTGGCACGCTGACCGCTCGTCAGAAGCGCCTGCTCATCATGTCGATTATCCAGGAGACTGGATCGTTGCAGTTGCGTAACCCGTTCGGTGATATCTGGCAAGTCAATGTGAGTAATATCGGTGTGACTCGCATTGCTGGCGTAGGTGCGCAAGAGTTCTGTGATGTGACACTTCCTTACTCCGAGGTGAGCTAATGCCGATCGTTGACATTCAGCCTTACCAGCCCGATGATCTTGAGCCGCCGTACGAGGTTCGCAAGGTTATCGAGTCAGGTCGTGTTGAGATCACTCGTCGTGCAGAGTTCTACGAAGCTGACGCAATTACTCGGTGGTATCCAGACCCGAACAATCCTGACGTTCAGCGCCTCATCGACGGTAGCGTCACTGTTGATTACAATTCTGACGAGCGTAGGAAGCTGGATATTACCTTCGACAACATCGATAAGCTTCTCAGGCCGAATCCCAATGGAGGCTTGTGGTATGACAAGGTAATCAAGGTCTTCCGTGGCGTGAAGTATGACACCCATGATGTCTCGCCTCACTACGCGATCATTGAGTCCGAAGCGTCAGATATCCCAGCAGCAATGGCATACGCTGCCTTGATTGGTTCTACAGGATTTCGTGAGCCGCCTGATCTTCAACTCGGTGTGACTGATGCTGCTGCTCTTCAAGAGTACTCTTGGATTGTGTCTGCACTTTCTACTTCAGCCACGGCTGCAGCTGCTACACTCAATACGCTCTGGGGTAAAGGTAAGAACATCATTACTTTCGGTGTAGGTAATGGTGCTGGTCAACTTCCTCACTACAGTTCATATCTTGCACCAGCCTCGCTGAGTTTCGGAATCGCCAAGCCGACGAACGACGCGCCTACTTCAGATGTTTTCGCGGGAGGGGTGTCGGAGTCGGAGGGCACCGTCACGGGGGTGACGCCCACAGGGGCTGCGGCGGGCACCCTGCCGCTCGCTGTATGGTCGAACGGGGGATCGGCCAATATCGTTACAGCGGCTATGCGACGCAACGCTAATGGTGCTGTGTGGATCGACATACACCTTCCGAACTTGAATGGATCACTGGCGAAAAAGTTCCTTAAGGCTGCGCTTAGTTTCGTGTGGAATTACTACGGAACAGGCACGTGGGAAGCTCAACTTGGCGAGTTTTACATCGACAACATCTCGGAAGCTAACTTCCCTGACGAGCTCAAGGTGGTGGCAAGAGATGCCACCAAGAAGATGATGAACAGTAAACTTGCTCGTACTGCTAGCTTCACTGTTGGCACGGTGTTGCAAGACTTCGTGACTGGACAGGCTGCTCTGGCTGGCATTCCTGTCTCCAAGATGCGATTCAATATGGCGGGCGAGACTCTCACTACTGAGTTGTCATTCGACAAGGGCACCTCAAGATGGGACATGATTAAGGGGGCACTCGGAAGTTTTAATTACGAATTCTTCTTTGACGGTCGAGGGTACTTCGTAATCCGCCCTTTCAACGATCCCACTCTTTCACCTATCGACTTTAGTTTCGGCACAGGACCAGATGGAAACCTCGTTGACTTTGAGAAGGCTGTCAATGACTCTCGAATCTACAACATCGTCCAGGTCACAGCAGCTCCGTCGGATAATGCTGACATTCCTATCTCGTACTTCGGTGAGGCTCGTAATGACGATCCGAACTCACCTACTAACACTACTCGACTTGGTGAGCGCGTTCTTCCAATTGATGCTCCTTGGCTTAGCACCGACGAGGACTGTGCGGCGCTGGCTGCGGAATACCTCAAGATCAGCGCGCTCGAGTCATATGAACTGAATTTCCACTCGATCTACTATCCGTGGCTAGAGGCTGGAGGTATCATCGAGATCCTTGATCCTGATGCATTCAGTTTTGAGCCGACACGATTTCTCATGGACACTATTGACTATGGACTCGGACTTGGCCCAATGCAGGCCACCGGAAAGAGAGTCACCTTCGTCGGACAGGCAAACTAATGAGCATGACCTTTGATGATGTAAAGACTGCGAGTCGTATGCGCTCGCTCATCGAGCGTATCTCACTCGGCGTCGTGAACCGAGAGCGACCTGACGTTCGCATCGGTCGGGTTCACCACTTCGACTCAGGTTTACAGTATGCTTGGGTCTTGTTTCCTGGTGAGTCGGATGATAGTTTGGTCAAGGTTCGTATTGCTTTAGATCAGACTCCGACTAGAGATATCTTGACATATGGTGACCAAGCTGATGTCGTCCGAGTACTTGGTAAGCCAGGTAATTATTGGATTACAGACTTTGTGAGTGGACTTCCGCAGTCTCCTCACCTCAAGCCCGGCAGTCTCATTCGTTATGGAGGCTTGGGCACTCCTGATGGATTCCTTGCATGTCAGGGTGGCGAAGTTTCGCAGTCGCAGTATCCTGCTTTGTATGCAGCGATCCAGAACAACTACGGTACAGCCTCGGCAGGGAACTTCAAGCTCCCTCTGTTTCATAAGATCTATGACGACGTAGATCAGATTACTTCTGGACTGTTTACTGCCGCATCTGGCTGGACGCAGAATGCTGTAAGCCTGCGTATTCGTAACAGTATGGTCTATCTTCAATGCACTGTTACGTCTAATAGTCTGATTACACTGAACAACGTAGATCACACTAATCAGACTGTACTGAACTCTGGAGTTACCTTTCAGAATCTTTATGCACCAGATCTTACAGTATCTGGTGGACCACAAGGTAACATGCGAGCAGCAGTCATGCTACTGGACGGAACTGTTCAATTGACAGCTGGTGTTGTATCTGCTGGCTCTACTCTTAAGGCAGATATTGCTGCAGGTGAGCAATTTGTACTGAACTTTTTCTACCCCGTCCCTGATGATGTTGCAGGCCTGATGGGCGAGCGAATGATTATCAAGACCTAGTGGTGCTTGCAAGACTGCGGGTACACGAGTAAGCTTCCTGTACTTGATCCGACAAGAAGGAGTTCTTGATGAACAGTCCTACAATCTTCGGACGAGAGCCAGCGTTTTATGTTGGTCTGACGGAGGCTGCACTTGCAATCGCCCTCTCGTTCCACTTCCTCGGCCTCACCATGGATACCGAGGGCGTCATCATGGCAGTTGTTGTTGCCCTCCTGGGCTTCTACACGGCCTGGGTGACTCACCAGACGCTGCTCGGTGTTGGTACAGGCCTCGCTAAGGCCCTCATGGCTTTGTTCGTGACCTTCCATATGCATCTGACAGATACGCAGCAGACTGCAATCATCGCAGGTGTCGTGTTCATCCTCGGCGCCTTCCAGCGCACGCAGGCTTCACCGGTGGCAAGCAAGGCTGAGCGCAACTTGAACCCGGCTGCAGACTCATGAATGGGTCCGAGGGTATCAACGAGGTTCCCGAGGTCACCGAAGCTGTCGACGAGGAAGAAGTCGCACCTGAGGATGTGACTGATCTCGTCGAGAACCACGAGCATGGTGACTTCCCTGACCCTTGGGCTGAGTCTGACGTGGTGCAAGACCCTGAGGCGGTGGACGATGCCGACTAAGCTCGCTCCTCGGAACACCCATGAGACGATGGTCTGGGAACGGCAGCAGCGGATCTCTGGCGCACGCTATCCCGGCCAATGTCTGATCCTGCAGCGTTCTGCACGCGGCATCCCGCCACTGGCACCGACGGCCTACAGTGCTTCACTCATGGTGCCAGACTCCGAACGAGTGCGAGCAGTTACTCGCCTCAGGCAAGGCATGATCGGGTTCAGTAAGGGAGCTAACCCTGCTGGACACATCTTCCTCATCCTGGGTCGACGGAAGGGCTTCGAGCTCGATGATCCAGATGGGGTCATCACTGAGAGCAACGATGTCGTACCTGGCCAGTTGGGTCGCATCGGCATCGTTCCCCTGTCGTTCTACCATGACGTCTGGGGGCATCACTTCCAATTCGGTGCAACGTGGCTCAACGGCTACGACTTCGCAGACTTCAACAAGCCTCCGAAGGCAGTTCATCCGAAGTTGGGAGACAACTACAGACACGCGATCTCCGACGTCAAGAAGGCGCTCGCGATGCACAAGGGCAAGGACAAGAAGTTGGATGCCGCGTTGGAGCGCGACATCGAGCGGATGACTCGCAAGCTCAAGAAGTACAGCTGAATTTAGCTTAGCCCTCTTGAATTGCACTACGTCGGGAATGGGGACTGATGAAGGAATGGCAGTTCAATGTCGCCTTCATCGTCGCCATTCTTGGCGCTGTTGTAATGTTGTTTGCTGATCCCTTGAGAATCAACATCAGTCCAGGTGTTATCACGATCTACGCTGGTTTGTTGGCGTTCATCTACCAGTCGCGTGATAAAGGGAACGATGATGACGAGCAGCCCAAGGGTGGCGCTCGAAAGAGGGAGAAGTGATGTTCCTTGAACACGTAGAGACATGGCTCCCAAGTAGTGACAACTTGTTCTTCCTGTTCTTGGGGATGGCTATAGGATACGTAGCAGGATGCATAAGGCGAACCATGATCTATGCGCGAAAGGTGAAGCATGAAGTGCATGAGATCCATGTAGAGTTGCAGCGACTTGAAGGCAAGATTGATGGTCATCATCCACCAGGAGAGAGCAAATGAGATTCAATAACAAGGGATCTGTAATCATCTGGGCTCTGCTGGCGATGATCTTCCTGGCGTCGTTCATCTCAACGCTCGTGACCAACAGCAAGTTGCAAGATACCCAGGATGCGATGCTGGTTCAGGCACACCGCTCGGATATCGAGCGTCGTTGTACCACAGACTTCCTTGGTAAAGCGTTCGAGGTACTCAATCAGCGTACGAGTGTTACGCCTGAATTAAATCAGTCTGATTCTGACAAGGTAATGGCTGAAGGAAAGTTGTTTGGATTCCTGGTCAAGCTTCAGACATCTGATTCAGCTACTAGAGGATCACAAGAGACTATCAACAAGTTCAATCGCCTTGTCAGGCAGTACTTCCACAGCATCCAGCGCTACTTGACTGTGCTTGGTCGCACGAACATCAATCAGGTTGTCAACCCGATTCCGACCCGGAAAGCCTACGAGGCCTGCCTCAATCAAGACTAGGCGGCTCAGGCAAGTCCGGCCCCGGTGCGATGCCGGGGTTTCCGCACATCTGTACGGCTAGTAGATAGAGCGCTTGGGGAGCAGTGAAGCCAGCCGCTATATTTGACTCGTAGACGTGACGGAACTCCATGGCGATGCCTTCTGCTCGTCCAATGGGGTCTTGAGGTAATCCCTCACCGGATGCCACGCGGGTCCACCGAATCCGCACCCAGGGTAAAATCTAGTGGCAACTCAGCCTTCGGCTCTCCATGGCACTCTTCGCAGTTACAGTGCGCGATGTGCTGGTCTGTAAGACCAACAGTGATGACGCCGCAGTGGTGACCACAGTCAGGACCGAGAACACCAGTGTCGTCAGGTTTCTCCATGTGCGGCTTCTCATGCTGTGCCATATCAGAACACCTTCTTCTTCGGTTTGACGAACACCTTGAGGTTTCCATTCCCCTTGGTGATGAGTTTCTTGAGAGCAGTGCGGATTTCTTCGTCGACAGACTGATCAGCGATGATCTTGTCGAGGCTACCAAGGGTCATGTTGCCCATCTGTGCGAACAGTTCAGGCCCCATGATCTCGGCTGCTCGTTGAGCATCGAACTCCCGACGCGCCGATGTCATGCCGATCTCTACCTCTAGCGCACCATCACCGGTCTCCCATTGAAGAATCTCCGCCTTCGCGGCGTGACGCATTAGGTTATCTTCGAGGGTGTCTAAGATTGACTTCTCGGCCTTGATCTTGCTTGACAGATCAGCATGCAACTGAGCTTGTTCGTCAAGACTGAGACTCATGATCCCGCCAGCGTCAACGTTCCGCTGGAACAAGCCGCAAGTGAACTTCTTTACACAGTAACTGCATTCAGGATTCAGCGTCGGCTTGACGGCAGACTCAGGCATGTTGACGATGCGTTGAGTCTCTTCGCAGAGGAATCGCCAGAAGGCAATATTGTCGTCTCGTATGAATGTCAATCCTACGGGCTGATGACGAAGTAGATCGAAGACAACCTGAATTTTCTGCGCCTCAGGATGCTTGATCTGAATAGCCAGAGCATAAGCCCGAGCCTGAAGCTTCGCGGCGAGGTCTTCAGGTTGGATGGGTGCGCGGACTGTCTTGTAATCGACTACGCGCCACTCGACATCGTTGAGCTGATCTACCCTGTCCATGATGTAATTGAAGGGGATCTTGTGTTCTGTGCCATCAGGGTGATTGTACGGAACCTGGATGGTCTCCTTGAGCTCGCAAGATTCGACAGTGAAGTCGTCGAACGAAGTTCGTTGGAACCAGTCCATAGCCAGCTTGAAACCATCCTTGAATTCAGAAGTTTCCATGTCTGCTGAGCCGAAGGTCTCTACGTAACTCATCTGATAGAACGTGATGAGCAGTTCCTTCTGCTTGACGCGATCGAGGTCAGCGTGCGTCTTGTCGAGGTAGACAGCCTTGACAAACTTCTCTAGAGCGCCGTGAACCGAAGTGCCGACATCGGCTGCTGTATTAGAGAAGCCTGGCGCTCGATTGAGATACTCAGCCTTCCAGCGATCCATGCACAGCGATGCGACCTGGAGACTAGTAGCCGAGAGAGTCTTGGGGATCACTTTTCTGTGAACTTCTTCTGTGCAGTTTCCTTATCCCCGATCATGAAGATGGAGTAAGGATCTTCGCCTTCGGAGTGGTGAGGCGCAAAGATACGTTCACCGGCGATGCGGAAGAACTCACAAGCTTCGTGGATCTCGACTTCAAGCAGACGATCCAAGAGCCACCGAGTCCAGGCGGTCCGATTGTACGCGGCAGGCGGCACCGGAAAGAGGTGATTGACCCTGTAGTCGGGCGTGAGGTTCTGAAGATCAGGGTCATAGGAGTTGGTTGTCAGAGTAGTGACGATGAACGTCAGACCCTTCGATCCCTGGCCGCGATCCTTATATCGCAGAACATAGTTCCACCCTGGCTTGTACTCAAGGTTGTCAACCAGCTCTTCGAGGATGGTCGGCCAGGGTGATTCTTGAACAGCGATCTTCTCACTCACTTGATGTACCTCTTATTCATAAGGCCGATCTCCGGTGTCCACATTCCAGCACAAGCAGGTATGTTTTCGAGAGGTGTGTCAACAGCAAGTACTAGTGTGCATTTCGGACACTGATAAAGATCAGGAGCTGCAGGTATCTCTACCCAATTATGGGTACGCGCTCGCTTCCAGTCTTCAGGCTGTGTTGACACTACTTCCTCTTCTCGATCTTCCCAGCCCACATACCTTCCCTGGACCGGGTACGCTCTTTGTAATCCTCGCACTGAGCGCGTACGTTACAGCTAATGCAAATGAGTTGTCCTTCGTCTAACGGTTGACCCTTCTCTGGAAACCAAGGGTCTTTCGCGTCAGGGTCTAGGCGCTTGTTGGGGGCTTTGCCGCGACAGGCGGCGTGGGCTTTCCAGGGCTCGTCTTCGAAGATGAACTTTGCGAGGAGTCCTCTGGACTTTGCTCCGTTGTCTTCGGAGGTTGAGGCTCGTCCTCGTTCGACTCGCTGTCCTTCCCACTCGCCCTGACCGCAGCCTCGAGCTTCTCCGTCGGGAGAACTTGATCTGGGAGGGCAGGGGTCTCCGATTGCACCTGCACAGCGCTCTGCTGGGACTCCGAGGAGGTCACAGATTCCTGTGCAGATGAGTCTTTTGGGGCCGGCGTCAGAACTTCCTCCACCTCCTCTTCATCCGACTCCTTGATGTGCGGCGAAAGGTCCTTAAAGTTCGGACCAGGTTGAGAGAACTTCATGAACGGAGTCAAGACTCTGGGCTGTGCTTCTTCCTCAGGCATGAGGTGGATTCTCCTAGCGGTCGGGTCTGTGTGGGGCGACCATACGTCCCCGGTGTTTGACATGCAAGCCCTTCATACGATAACGGCGTGTCGGTCCATCTGGTCTAGCCGAAGTCCAGACCTTGTGGCATCGTATCGAGTCGCGCTTTAGCTGTCGCCGCACGATCAGGGTCGAGTTCGATACAGACTGCGTTACGCCCTGTGTTTCGCGCAGCCAGTGCCAGGGAACCTGATCCGCCGAAGGGGTCAACGAGGAAGTCACCCGGAACAGTGGACTGCTTGATGAGCAACTCCAGTAGCCACTGAGGCTTCTCGTGCGGATGGATCAACTTGTCGGGTCTTATCTGCGGGCCACGGATAACAGAGTTACGTCGCACTCCAGTCTTCTCGCGACGGCCCTTCTGGAAGAAGAAGATGAACTCCATGCCCATCCCCCATGGACACTCTAAGTCTCCCATACCTGGACCTTCTTTCTCCCAGAACAGGATGGCTTTGCGCTTGAAGTTGTGGTGACTCATGAAGTCATCCAGCATAACCATCCACTCCTTGACTACCTGCCAGGAGGTGAAAACGTAGACATCACAGTTGTCTACAGTCTTAGGCAGTAATTCGTTCATCACTAACTGGAAGATTGCGATGGCCTGCTCGGGAGTCTCGTCGTTGAGAATCTTGGTAGCGTGAGACTTGCCGACATCGGTTACAGCCATGTTGGACTGATTGTCAACTCCGAAAGGTGGGTCTGTGATGATGCAGTCAACCCACTTAAAGCGCTTTGAGAGCTCGCTCGAGTCGCCTTCCCAGATCTGATGCACGGCGGGCATGGTCGATGTCGGCTTCGTCGGCAAGGTACAACTCCGTCTCTGTCAGTGTGTCGAGTGCAAGCTGAATTAAGCCCAGAACATTATAACGCTTTCTGGGGAATCCTTCAACAGTTCTCTGCAGCATGGTGATGCCATTAGCGCCATCGAATAAAGCAATCTGGATTGAGTAGTCGCCAAACTTCCCATCGGAGTATGTCTGGACACACTCCATCTGCATGCGAGCGATCTGCATGCAAGAAGTGTTGATGACTACTTCGATCATACGTGATATACTGTCCCAGGATTTATGGACTTGAAAGAGACTGACCAAATAGCACCAGTGATCGTATCAACGTGAGTATCGTGTGTTCCTACTGAGGATAGGATGCGACAAGTATTAGGACCGTTGACTGCGCCACAGATTGAAATAGGCAATGTTGGATTCCACATGACCATTCCGGACGGAGGCGAAGGTGCAATAGGAGATGGAATCAAACCTGGTATAGTAGATATAGGCTGAGATTGAAGTTGAGTAGCCTGTGTACCCAGAGCGCTATCGCATTGATGCTCTGCGCCTTGCCATCCGCAGAGGGGGCATCTGAAGACCATGCCTGTCACATGCGCCTCTGAGTTAACCTGCACCATGTCCATGAAGACTGTGGCCTCGGTGACTCGTTGCGCTTCGATGTGCAAGTCAATGCCGGTGACCTGCTCGATGATCTTTCCTTCGTCATCGAGCACGACTGTTCCGGTGCCTCCGAATCCATCGGAGTGTACTGTGATCTTACGCATCAAAGACCTCACGCCTGATCCTCAGAACCCAGTACCCATCTGGACGCTGAACCCACTCGCCAGCGTTGATACTGGCGCCCTCGGGATTCTCGACCTCTACGAACCTTCCAGCTTCGTGAGACGGCGGGCCGTCGAAGACGATGTCGATGAACTTATCCATTGTCTGGTCCCATCCAAGTGTTATCGAAGATAGTTGGCATATCTACACGGTCGATCTGCTCCCAGACGTAATCAGGAATCTCGCTGGGATCATGCCCCTCCCAGAGTTCTGCCTTGATGACGATGCATGGGTCTGCCGTTGCAGACTGCTCGATGATGACAGACCTGACTTCGCGGACGTCTCTGTCGTTGTCGAACAGGACTCCCTGAAGTGCATCTTCGAGAGCCTTCTGAAGATTAGTCACATCAGCTTGATGTTTCTTGCCATCTTGATGCTCGTCAAGTCTGCGCCAGAAGTAGAAGGTGAGACTGTACAAAGAGTTCTTGGAAAGCATCTCGATCTCAGAGAGCGCCTCACGAACAGCCTCCTGGTAATCACGGAGCTGGTTATTGCGTCCGACATAAGGATAATACTTTCCACCCTTTTTGCCGACTCCGAGAGGCCCGATCGCCCAAGGATCAGGGTTCACGGCCAGGACAAACCAGTGCATCAGGACTCCTAGAGAGCGTCTGGGATGGTGCGATCATGCTCTATGGCATGGCCGCGGTCTGCGGTACGCCAGTCAGGCCAGGTTCGCGCCTCGTTGCGGTACTGCTTGAGCTCTAGGCGTTCCAAAATAAGTTGAGAAGGAGTGCCGGTACGCCAGGCTCCGTCGAAGCCAAGGATGATGATGTCAACCCACTCGTCAACATCTTTGTAGTCGGACTTCTTGACCTCTTCGATTTCCTTCTCGATATGGTCGACGACGCCTGGCCGGATGCCGGGACCGAAAGTCTTTTCAGACCACGCTCGCTGACGATCCAGGCGAGCCACACTGAAAGCCGCTTCGTGTTCTCCCCAGATCTGAAGACCCGCAGCCTTTGCGGCAGCCAACTCTGCGGTTGAACCAGTGGACTTAGCGAAGCCAGTAAGTAAGTAGATCGCGTCACACGAGAGCAGTGCAATGAGATCGTTGCGCATATAGCAAGGCGCATTGTGAAGCGTCTTGCCTTCTGCATTCTCTCCGCCAGGAGGTCCGGGGGGGCAGTCCTCGCCGGGATGCTCTACTGGCGCAACATCGTGAGGATTGACGACTTCGTAACCCTCTTCCTCAAGTCTTGCTTGAGCAGCGCGAAAAGCTGCGATGTTGCCGTTGGGATAGCCCGCGATGGGACCTGCTACGTATACTCTGAAAGGTTGGAGGCTCATATTTCCACCGTTCTAGGGTCGCTGGATGGTCGGATGGGGTGATGACACGTCGGAGGGTTCAGCGGCGCTTGGTGCGTCGTTTTTGTGCGCTACGCAGGCCGCTAGGGGTACGGTGCGACCACGCGGCCTTGGTGAGAATGCGATGTGCGTCCGCGCTGGATACTCCGATGTCTGCATGGCGAGTACTAATACCGTTACATTGAGAAGTCTGCGAGGAAGCATCATAGTGATTGAAACAGTTAGTACACCAGACGAGTCTCATCTCTTGATCTCCGATCCACCCATAACACAGCCGAAACCGACTAGGATTATCAGAATGATAAGACTCACCTGCCACCAGGCGAACGGACCACCGAACGCAAGCAGAAGAAGTGAGCCTACAATGATCAGTACACCGAGGATCATCAGCGCTATTCCCCCTGGAGTAATGACAAACATTATGAATCAGCCGTCCTTTCGAGATTGCGTGGCATGATGAGAACTTCGTAGCCTGATCCGCCATCGATTCTGACTGGCTTCATCGGCATACCTTGATGGTAGTAGATGGTGACATCATCGTTTGGAGCAGCACGAAGAGCAGACGTCAGGTTCTCAGGGGTGAAGCCGATGTAATGCCGATCATGAGTAGCTTGACCTCCGATCTCCATGACGTTGCCAAGAAGACCCATCTCCTGATCCTCCATGAGGATTGCAAGCTCTTCGCAGCCAATAATGACCTTGAGAAGTGGAGTCCTGTCACGAGCACCAATGACCATAGCCTGCTCGATCATATCGAGAAGATAATCCTTCTTGACCATGATGACCGCGGTCTCATCACGCTTGTATACCCGTTGTAAGTTCGGGTAGTCCTGAGCATAGATTACAGCCCTGACCTGAGTAGCTTCGTCAGGCATGACCAAGATCTGTCCGTCCTCCTGGCCGATCTTTACTTCGCCGAGGGACTTCATCAGCGGAGTGAAGGTAGCGGCTGGAATGGTGACCGGCTCATAGAGCTGAGGAATCTCACAAGGCGTGATTGCTACACGGAACTGGTCGGTGGCGCCTGCGATTGCACCGTCGAGATGGATGCCACTGACAGGTGGAGGCTGCGTCTTCGATGCTGCCCACTGGACCTGCTGGAGTCGACCTCCAAAGTCAGATACTGGAGATAGCATCGCTGGATCGAAGGCTTCCCACTTGGGGTAGTAGGTGTGATCCATCAGACGCAGATTGGCTCGCATCCTGCCAGTAGCGAGTTTGATCTGTGCTGCGTCGTTCTCGAAGGCGATCGTTGCTCCTGAAGTGATTGGAAGCTTAGAGCAGATACCGTCGAGTAACAAGTTCGGGATGAGCCAGTTGACTGACTCGCCAATGATTTCAACTACGTCTACTACCTCCATATAGAAGACTTCGGTGTTCGTTGACTTCACCATAACCTGACCATTCGTCGCATCGACTTGGACCAGAATTCCGGCTGCACGATCAAAGGCCGAGCCCTTGGTGGGAGCGATACGCGCAGCTTTGCCGATCACGTCACGGATCGTGGCATTCTCGAAAGTTACTTTGGTCACAGATGCTCCGTAAAGAGGAAGTTGTCGAGGTACGCTCGGTACTCAGTGATGGAGGCGTCGATGTCTTCGAGCACTCGATGCTTGGCATCAGCCTTAGTGCCGATGATCGGCAGCAGATTCTGATACAGCTCTGGGTTATGACGCTTACACAACTCCTTGAGCGTGCTCATGTCGATATTGCGATAACCCAGGCGCTCGTTGAACTTTGGAAAGTGAACGATCACGAAGGGTCGGTCCAGAGACCCAATCGAGTTACCCACCATCGGTAGGTTAGCGGGAGCATCATGCAGATTCATCCACTCGCAGATGAGATCGTCGGTCTTGTAGATCGGCGCGTAGTCGTGAAGTTCACGTTCGCCAAGATCCTTCCATAGACCTGAGTCCCTATGCATTGGACCGACGACAGGGTGCTGGACAGCGAGCATCACTTTGTGCTTGAAGGAGATTGTGTCATCGTGAACAAGCCACTTGTTCTGAGCAATCACGAACCCTTGATCGTCAGTGAGTTTGATGCCCACTTCGAGAGGAACTTCCTCGTTGGCATCGAGGCCGGTAGTCTCTAAGTCTACCCAGCACATCGTAATACGGTCGTTAGCCATGCCGCTCCTCCAAGAAGTTTTTGAGGTCTTGTTCACTGATGATGTAGGCGCGACCTCGCTTTTTGCCCACTAGCTTGCCAGCCTTGATCCACTCGCGGACGGTCCAGATAGTGACTTGAGTTATGGCAGCCACCTCGTCTACTGTGTAGACTTTCCCCACGCTTGACTTCATTTCTCAATCCTATTCATGTACGAGTGCCATCGGTTCTCTAGATCAACTTCTGACTGAGCAATGGCTATCCAGTTTTCTCCAAGTAAATTATAGTGATTCACACAGGCCCAGATCTTGAACCTGCCAGACCGTAATCCATCTGTGTAACTAGTGAGATAAATCTCCCACTGACCTGTCGTCCAATTTCCTACAGGTGTTTTGCTGTCGTTATGGTCATACGAAGCTGAAACATACTGTGGTTCTTGAAGAGGGTTCTGTGGCCAGATAACTGCGTCTGTGTGATGATGAGCACAGACCCAGCAATCAACCGCACTGACCCTATTCTCTGATACAAGGTCCATCACTTATTCCGCAAAGCTTGCAGCAGCTTCAGCTTAAAGTCTGCATCGTTGACAATGGTTCCAAATAGCTTTGACTTCGTGCGAAGAATGTACTCTACACGAGTCTCAACCGTTCCCTTCATGTGATACTCAAGAATCTGTACCGGTTGAGTCTCAGACTGTCCGATGCGATGAAGACGGTCTACAGCCTGCTGGTTCATGCCCGGAGTCCAGAGTTTGTCGAGAAACATTCCATGCTGTGCAGCAGTCATGTTCAGCCCAACACCAGCGACCTGGAGCATACAGACTAGCACTCCATGCGTCATAGCACGAGACCAGTTATTCACATGCATCTGGCGCTCGTGTTGAGGTACGTCACCATTCAACTCCCAGATCTCGATGCTAGGAGCGATCTTATCAAGCCTCTCGCAGAACGCTTCTTGTACGTCACGGAACTGAGTGAACACAACCAGCTTGCCAGTCTTGGTAATCTCCAGTGCATCCTCGATGGCCTGATCGAGTTTTGCTGAGTCATCAACACCTGTGAACGGAAGCGTTGTGCCACAGATCTGCTTGAGGCGAAGTAACTTAGTAAGTGCATTCTCGATCTCACTTGGATCAGACAAACCGACCATCTGTACTTCGAGTTCTTGCTCGGCCTTGTCGTAGAGCTTCTTCTGACCTTCAGACAATTCCAGCTTCTTGACGATGTACTGAACTTCTGGGAGATCGAGAACGTCCTTCTTGAGGCGTCGAATCATCACCCGATTGAGTTTCTCTTGAAGCTCCTTCTCATTCTTGACTCCGATGATCTGCTTGTTTTGCCAGCCACCAAACACACAATAGCGATTCTTGAATGTCCAGTACTTGGGGTATCCCACAGGGTCGATGACGTGCAGAATCCCCCACAACTCGTGTACATTGTTGAGCATCGGAGTACCAGTCAGCATGAAGTACCGATTGGCGCGGAGTTTGTGCGATGCCTTGGTGCGCTTGGCTTGGGGATTCTTGAGGTAGTGTGCTTCATCGAAGACGACGATGTGAAACCCTATGCGATTGAGGGTTGTCAGGTGTTTTTCGATCTGTTCATAGTTAGCGATAAGAGCCCTGGGGCCTGTCATGGCTGCGAACTCGTTGAGTTGCTGTTCACGCTTAGCGGGGGGAAGAGGGCGCATACGCTCAGGATTCTTTGTGTCCTGAGTTTGACCAAAAATCATATGAGGGATGCCAGTAAACTTGTCAAACTCATCAGACCAGTTACTCTTGAGCGTAATAGGGCAGACAATGAGAATCTTGTCGGCCCAGCCTCGGCAGATATCCCCGGCTGCGACCACCAGGGACTGCAGAGACTTTCCGAGACCCATGTCGTCAGCACATAGAAAGTTTCTCATCTGCATCATCTGACGAATGCCGACAATCTGGTGCTCGTAGAACTGTACCTCGTCCTTGATCCACGGCTCCATTGACTTCCGAATGCCGTCACGTACTTGGTCGGACAATGGGAATCACCGCCTCAAACTCAGCCTCGAAGAAGTACGGCATCGGCACGAAGGCTTCCGAGTCCATTCCCTTGCGAGTAATGAACTTAGGAGGAGTGCTGGGGAACCAGATGCTGACGATACGGAAGTAGTCCAGCGCTTCAGTATCGGTCATCGGCACAGAAGTTGTGTGCAGCTCTTCGTAGTTTTCATCGAGATAGCAGTAGGCACGCGCTTCACGCTTGACCCACAACGAGGGATCATTGGAGTCGCGGCACTCCAACTCGTGAGGTTCACCCTGCGGACGGTGGCAGTACTCGCACCAGCGAGGAAGCGGCACGACTTCGAACTTAGCGCGGGCCGTCTCAGTAACAGGATCGTCTTCGTCCATAGAGTCTAAGAACTCGACCATCTTCCGATAGTCACCCCAGGTGTACCCCTCACGGATCAGATCCGTGTCCTTTGGCTGATACTCGACGTAGCTCATTAGTACATCGACTCCCAAGGCGCAGGTGACCACATAGAGATAGGTGGACCTGGATTCTCAAGTTCCTCCACCTGACGGCGAGCATCCTCTTCCATAGCTCGCATGTGCTCGTCGCTCTCCATGCACTCTTCGCTGCATGTGTGGTCATGAACAGTCTCGAACCCAGGCAGTTTCTCTTGGTCTACAGCCTCACCGTCGATGAGTTTCTGAACGCAGGCGCGATGAGCAAGGCGTCCAGTCTGTGTACGAAGAACTGGTCCCTGCAACTTAGGACCATGTACCCAGGACGTGACCTCTCGGTACACAGCCTCAGGATCATCTAGCTCTTCTGGGGTGATGGGGTTGCCGCATCCGAGCGCACATGAGGACATGAGCAAACCCTCCCTTCGAATCCTACGCTGTGACGCTTCAGGTCGATGCACTCGTTACAGAGCTTACGTCTGCAACGGGTACATCGCCACGGAACTAGCTTGACCTTTGTTCCAGGCGTGCCGTTCTTCATCCCCACTTCTCCTGCTGTTGACAACCCTCGCAGCCCTTGACGCCAGGAGGCTTGAGCATACGATCTCGCAGACTGACGTAGGTGGTCTGACAGCCTTTGCACTGAACGTAAGCCAGTCTCTCAGCGTCATGAATATAGTCAAAGACAGCGATCAAGTTGTACTTAACCAGTAGCTCATCCCAGCGATCGCTCTTAATCTCTACCACCTCGTTGTCCGGAGTAGAGATAAGTTGCTTGTTGAGCTCAGGTGGAATCTCCACGTCTTCGATGGGCCGACCCTTCAGGGCGGTGTCCTCGTTCGGCATCACAGGAGAACCAGGGCGAGTGACCTCTGGAAGTTGAAGAGACTTGGTGGGGTCGTGGTCGAGACCACAGGGACACACGTCGTACTTGATGTGGAGAAGCTGTGTAATCTGGCCGCGGAAGTATCCACCGTCGTACTCGGGGTGAACCATCACTGCAGAGACGAGAAGATCAAGCGCTTCCAGCTGATCCTGATTGAGGTCCTCGAGAAGCATGCGAACTGCGTGAGTGTTGTCCTGGGTATGCGCCAGAGTAGTGCGTCGATGCTCCAGAATCTGCTCCTTGAATTCCTCAGGGAAGCCAGGAGGAAACAAGGGCTCTTGGGGATCAAAAGTCATTACTGATTCTCCAATCAGAATAGAGGAGTGCCCCGGTCAGCTTTTCCGGGGGATTATCGCCGACCGGGGCACCCTTCAGCGGTATCAGAACGGCAAGTCTGATCCCGCTGCAGGTTGCGGCTCCTGGGGGGCAGCAGCAACGGGCGTCACTTGCTGAGGTGCCGCAGGTGCCGTCGCCACAGGTGCCGCAGGGGGCTGCGGAGGAGTGACGACAGGCGCTGCTACTGGGGCCGCGACGGGGGCCGCGACAGGAGTAGCAGCAGGAGGCGTGACCGATGCAGCGGGCACAGCCTCCGGTAAAGGAGGTGTGTTGGAGTTGTCAGTCGGAACCGACTCGCCATCAGTCTCTCGCAGCGGAGGACGATGCAAGAAGGTTCGCATGTCCTTAAACTGCTCGCTGAACTCCATCCATCGCTCGCGAGGAGACTCGCCCTCTTGGACGAATGTCGGGATCGAGTAGGTGACTGACCCTCGCTGTTGGGTCTTGAGAGTCCCTTGTGCGATGACGAGGAAGGGCGGCTTGTTGCCCTGGCCGAACGGGGTCAAGAACGACCTGATCGGCTTGATGCTCGACTTCTGGAGCGTGAGGATCGCCGGCGCCCAGGACGACTCGCCAGTGGCGTCGTAGTAGATCGGAAGGGTCCACTGTTCTGAACAGTACGGAGAGTCACTGATTGGATTGCTTCCCCAGTCCTTGAGCTGACAGCCTTCGCATGGAAGCTTGATATTGCCTTCCGTATCAGGCGGATAGTCAGACGGATCGAAGCCTGACAGCTCCCAAGGGAAAGACTTCTTCTCGGGAGCATCGGGGTTTGGGTAGCCGACATTGAAGTCAGCTGACTTGCACATCGGCACGTCGTTGTCCTCGACCTTGTGATGGAACAGCACACGCTGCTTCACCAAGCCGAGAGGAATGAACCGGAGGACTTGGTACTTCTGGCCTCCCAGGTTTTCGGACCACAGACCTTCGGCGTGCTCGATCTTGATACGAGGAAGTACCGCATCGCTCATGGAGAAGTCTTCCATACCCGTGCCGTCGAAGTTCATGTCGGCTGGGTTCGCGGGTACAGCACTCGCCTGCGTGGGTTCTACTGTCATGCGTATTCTCCTGGTTTCTTCGGTTTAGTTGGCTTCTCCACCGCTCGCCGCAGGTCGCCCTGACGTAGCAGCTTCGGTAAGTTTGGCTACTCCATAGAACTGTAGCAGCCCGTTCAGTTCCTCCATCCTTGCTACTCGAACCTTGATCTTGTACTTGGTGTGCTCGATGTCCAGTTCAAGTCCAGATGCTTTGCTGGCAGCGGTGTTACGCTCCTGCTTAAGATCTCTCAGCGTCTGATCCTTATGTAACACCTCTTTAAGGTGGCGAGCAAAAGCAGCCTCGGAATGATCCGCATGCTTACCTCGCTCTTCGATTGCGAGATCCATCTCGTAATCGGAGATCTTCTCGTCGAGAGTACGACGAGTATCAAGAACAGCATCGAGAGCAGTCATCTGCATATCAAGGTCTGCGAGAAAAGCATTCGCTTCCTCGTAGACCTTGTGGACGCCTAATTCTTGCTCGGCGTACTGAACTGCATTCACCGCACCATCCTAACCTATGCGACCCTAGGTGTCAACTTCGGACTATGGGGCACCTCAGTATCGTTTACGTCCGCGATGATCGTAAACAGTGTTCTTTCGAGGCGTCATGCTGTGTGCTTTGATTGGCACTCGTAGATCAAAAGCACTGTGATTCTCCTGCGGAAAGATTGCCTTTCCCATGGCTTGAATCTGTTTACCAAGTGCCTTTAGTACAGGAGTAACTTTTTCGTTGACATCAATGAAGACTGCTATACTTTTACCGTTCTGGCGAGCAGTAGTTTGTAGCACCTTTGAGAACTCAGCTGAAGTCCACCCAAAGAAAACTAGCTCCCGCCGTGACGGCGAGGGATCATAGTCCTCTTCGTACCACTCACGACGATTCATCGCAGGTAATCTCGCTCATAGATCTTGTATCCCTTGAAGCGCATCCACCTCTTGAGGTGCCGTTCGGCTACCCTCCATTCAGGCTTGTCCCCTTCGCGTGCCACGTTTACTGCAACCATCTCATCACGGGTTGGAACTCCGACCGTTCGGCCTTCGTAAAAGATGATACGTTCTTTCACGTACTGCTCTTTGAGCTCTAGAAGGTAAGCGATCTGATCGATCGTATACATAAACTCGCGAAGAGGAAGTTTGACTTTCTCTGTCATATCACTCCTAGAGTTGGACGCCGGGAGGCAGGTCGTGACACCTGCCTCCCGGACTTACCCAACCCCTAGACCCGACAGTCTCGGAGGCGAATACAGACTATCGCATCAGGGGAAGGGCGGTCAAGCATCTCGGTCACTCCTAGGTAGGGGCGTCCTGAGATAGATCAGATATATTTCTGGCAGGGATCAAGTGTTCCCAGGTTCCGTCAGGCCAGACGATGGTATGTGGAGTCAAAGTATGACGGGCGTATCGGATAGTGGCCCAAGTGCCTGAACCCCGAAACACTTCTTCATACTCATGTGGTCCACAGAGCATCCAGTCGACAGCATTGACGATGTGTCTGTTGCGCACGAGTGGTGGATAGATGGGATGAGTAACATCGTGTTGGTTATGCGCTCTGAGTCTCGTATGAAGGTTGCAGGGGTGGCCGTGCGTCTCGATTGTGTAGTTTGGAGACTGCCTAAGGCGCATCACTGACTGGAAGAGCTGATCATCACCTCCAATGCAGTCTCCATCGTGGAACTCGTTGGGGTGATTGTCACGAACGAAGCGACGCATCATCTGCGCCTCCATCTGCATCCACTGCTCAATGGTTAGCCCATGACGAGTCGCAGTTACTCCGACTCTGAAGGGTTGTATGATTGGACTCATCGGAATCCTCTCCTAGCAGCGCTCTCAGCTGAACGCTTGGCTGTTTTAGTGCGCGCCTTGATGCGTAGCAGTTCTTCCCAAGTTCCATCGCCAGTAAACTTCAAGAAGCGATTAGGTTTCTTGGCTTGCTCTGAGTAGCCGATCTTCGTCCACCTGTCCCAGACAGCATTGATCGCCCCGGAAGAAGGGGTTGGAATCTTGTACTTTTCGGCGATCCAACTACCTATCACCTTGGGAGTGAGTGGCTCTTGTTCGATAGCGTGACACGCCTCCCAGACTTGGGATTCTAGACCCCCGCGTGCAGCGCGACCGGTAGGGGTACGACGGGAGGCTAGCATCGCCGCAGCGGGCACCGTAGCACCGTCTACGGGGTGCTCTAGGTCCGGGGGTGTCATCACCCCGTCACCGGTTGCAGCGTCATGGTCCGGCACCGGGTCCGGCACATACGGCATGAGAAACTCACTCAAAGGCGGATCATACTCCGGGTTAGGAATAGGTACGCGCTCTTGTCCTGTCATTGCGAACATCTCATCGACGCGTCGATGGCATTCACAAGGGCACTCTAGCCACATAGGACAAGTCTTGAGCGCATGACCGAGGTCATTCTTCGGCTTAGTACCTTCACACTGTGCAGGCTTCCTAATGTCGTTACAGAATCCTGAGCAGAACTTGTTGCGCCCCTTGAGCCAAGCTCGCTCGTCAGGACTACTCGCCTTCAGAACAGGCATCTGTCTCTTCCTCCACTACGTAACCTTCTGAGTCAATGGGAATGTCGGCCAGGTCTTCATAGCCGATACCGGTGTACTCGATCACACGCTTTATGTTATAGCCCTCTTTGAGCATGATGCGAGCAGTCTGGTAGCTGAATCTCCACTTGCCATCACCAGACTGAGGAAGCTCCTTGGTGTCGATCTCGTGATAGAAAACCTTGTAGGTACGCTCGACCTCGGCGCGTTGGATGTGGGCTACAGCCTGCTTCTTATCACGAGGTACGACAGTGAGAATAACCTCTTCGCTTGACTCGATCGCTTCATCGAAATCCTTCTTGGCGTACTCGTCTTCAATAACCTGCGCTCGTTCTAGAGCTAGTTCTCGCTGACGACGAGCGTGAACAGCGCCAGGCGTCTCACCCATAGCAGGGTTCGCCTTCTGGGCAGCAATGAGTTCATCGAGAGCTTCACGAGCGCGACGAGTCTCTTCCGTCGCCTCTTGATAACGAAGATCACGCTCACGTGCTTCAGCCTTCTTGGTGTGCTTATCCTTGCCATGGCCGCGTGTACCTCTAGCAAGAGCACCGTAGCCACCTCGCTTTGTAGAGGTAGCTCTCTGACCGTGTGCCATTAGTTCAGTGCCTCCTTGAAGGCATATCCATCCTCAAGACGGTCTGGGTGCGGCCAAGCCGTGTTGACGATCTCACCAGTCTTTTGAAGACGCTTCTGCTGCGAAACGCACTTCTCGCCAGGAAGCATATGACACTTACGACAAGCTACCAGCAGCGCAATCTCCCACTGCTCATCTTGATTCTTAGTCTTGATAGCTTCGTAGTCATCGACCTCTTCGCCCTTAGCTTCAGCGAGTTGTTCTTTATATCGAGCCCAGGCTACGACAGCATCTGGATCGCACATATGAACTCTATAGATGTTCTTGAAGACAAGGTTACCCTCGTCGTCAATTACATATCCTTCGCCAGCCAGCTCCATGGGAGGCCTGAAGCGCTCTGGGTCGTCATCGCGCCGAAACCAACGAATGTCTGCACCGCAGTCTTTGTGAATAGTCATGCTCGCTTCTCCAGGTTCCAACCCTCTGCTTCAGAGTCATCACTCCGATGACAGATATCCTGCTCGTCATGCTCTATTGCTTCTGCGACTCCACTTGGAATCGGAAAACCTGTTCCACAGCCTCGACAGAAAAGAAATCCTATCGGCGGCGAACTCAACAACTTGTTAGTCATTAGAAGTCCACCGCCTCGGTCATCGCCTTCACGCCGACAGCCGTGTAGATCTCGGTCGTAGCCACTGAGCTGTGACCAAGCAGGTCTTGCACAACTCTGATGTTGACACCGTTGTTCAGCATGATCGTAGCATAAGTTGCTCGCAGATCATGAGAACTGATTGCACGCTGGAGACCAGCCTTTTTACCAAGACTGGTGATGCACTTACGTGCATATCTGTTATCGTAGTGGATCAGCAGACCATCTCCAACCATCGCATGAGTGAAGGCAGTAGAGATAGCTGACCAGGCACGGGGCGATACTGGTACGATCCTCTCCTTGTCGCCCTTCCCGCGCACACGCAGGGTCATCTCGGCTGGGTTCAGCCATGACGTGCGGAAGGCTAATGCCTCACTGATTCGTAGACCGATGAAGCCACAGGATGCGATCAGTGCTTCTTGCTCGGGATTGCGACATACCCGGAGCAGGCGCTCTAGTCCATCAAGCATCTCAGGAATGGGATGGGGAATCGTCTTAGCTGGAGTCGGTGCCTTGTATTCCGAGAGGTCCGTCTCCCACCCCGCCCACCTAGCGAAGTTTCTCAGGCTTGTCAGGCGACGGCCCGTTGTCTTGGGAGCTGACGTCAGCCTGGTCTTGTTCAGCCACGTCTGAGCACAGGTCTCGTAGATCGTCTCCGGAATCTCCGTGAACTCGTGGAACTTCAGCAGCATCCTCAGGTCCGTGCTGTACGCCTTCGCCGTGTTCTCGGAATGGCCCCTCGCGATACACCAGTTGCGGTGCTGTTCTATAGATTCTGCTGAAAGTGTCGTCACCTTGCTCGAACGCATCTTTCGCCTCCTGGTCGCGTTCTTTACAGATCGGTCGTGCAAGGTTGATAGCGGTCATAAGAAGTTCCTCGATGGCGTCGAGTTCATCCTCAGTACATGCTGTCAGGTTCCAAGTCACTGGCGCTCTGTTTGGGATTGGGTAAACAATCTTGATGTCTTTCACTTCGTCAGGATGGTCAGTATAGTAGTCTGCCCATATCACGAACTGGCCGAAGAAAACTCGACACCAAGCCCATCTGTTTTTACTTAGCTTCCCATGCTCTTGCTTGGGAATGTTCTTGTCATTTCTGCGACCCACTTTATAGGATCGCTTTCTCTCAGGGTCGCTCATGGAAGTTCTGATTCGGAAGGTCTACTAGGGTGCGTGACCCATAACGCTGCTGAAGATGACTCATGATGTTCTGAGTACGAGCTCCACTCGCAGTATTCGCAGTGTTCTGGAAATTACTCCCATTCAAACCGAACTCGGCAGCAGTCCATCCTTGAGCACCCTGCTGTGCAACATCACGCTGTATGTAACAGAAAGAACAGCAGCCGTAGTAGGCGAGGCACCAGCGATTGATCTGCTTATCTTCCTTGTCGCTCGACTTCAACATCGCTTGGAATTGCATCTCTTGCTCGAATCCGTGACTAGAGAAAGTACACTTTTCGATCGGCTGACCAATGCACCACTCGTTGATAGTCGATGCCATGCTGCTACGACCCTCACCAACAGTCCAAAGTCCGAGATATACTTCTTCTTCGGCTACTCCGAACGGGTCAAGCTCCTTGATGAGATGCAGAGCAGCGCTTATCCCACCGATGACCTCGGTGTCGATACTGACCTCTGCGTACCAGCCTTGAGTCGGGACGATAGGAACGCAGTATCGAAGACCATGCGAGATATCATCAGCATCCCTGCCCTCAAGAAGATAGGCCCGTGTCCAGTCGCACCAGTGACGTACTGTCGGATCGTGATGCTCGCCACACCTCGGCCAGGTACTGTCATCCTCAGGACGCATCACAGCATGAACCTCGCATCCTCTGGATTCAGACCCATCTTAAGCATCTCCTTTTGCAGCCACTTGTAATCTCGCTGCATCCCCCACCAGCGCAGGCGATTCCGCGCTTTAAGAATTGCACGAGCTTGTTCTAATGTCTTGGGTTTACCTCTTGGTTGCGAGTCGAGTGCGATGTCCCACTCCAACCGGTCTTGATCTGTCAGGTCACGCGGTCGTACTGGCTCTTTGAAGGGCGCGCCGTTACCGTATATGAAGTCAAACAGATCGCGCATCTCACGGCTTACGTGATCGACCAAGGGAATCACGCACCTCTGTTCGCATCTTTGCTAACCTCGCATTCTTGTGAGGTTGCATTATCTCTTTGTACTCCGTCACCGATCCTGGCGACATCAGCGGCTCCAGGTTCCGCAACGCCTCTCGCAAGAGAAGATCGTCCTGGGTTTGCTGTTGTACTGGCGCTTCGATCTTTGGCTTGCTGCTTGCGAACCAGTCGGGCGTGTTCGATGTATCGGTCACGACAGGAGGGGACGGTGAAGGGATTGAGGCCGAGGGCGGCGAGGCGGGCTGTTTCTTCGGCGAGGCTTTCTTGCCGCGACACTCGCATGGTACTCCCCCGCAGAACAAGCAAGGCACCAGCTGCTTTGGCATCTGGTTCTCCAGTCGGATCGAATCGTGCTAGGATAGTTTACACTAACCTGTTATACGGAGTCAAGAACACCTTTGATATCGACAACAGTACACTCGAACATACCAGCGAGTACTTCGGGAGACTGTGTACCGTTTTCGAGGCAGTGCTTGATGAACGCGATCTTCTGAGCGTCGAAGACAACCTGTGGCTTCGGTGCGGCACCGGTGCGAACGCGGCGCTCAGATTCCTCGCTGTACGGCGTTCCGTCGAAGCGGGTATTGGGGTTCCAGATTGCCTCCGCTAGGCCCGGAGATTCGTGTTCACGGCCCTCCTGGCGTGCTTCCCAGCGGACCATGGATTCACGCAGCACGGCGGTCGAATCTTCGTAGAAAGGACTCATGACGAGCGCGATGACCTCGGCCAGCATGTTGGCTTGAGCTTTGTTGTACTCGTCATGAACTGACGTCTGTGGCGCTCTGATCTCGTCGATCAGTCCATCGAGCTTGTGCCACAGCTCGACGCAAACATTCCTGCCCTGATCCATGTCTACCTTCCTCGGGTAAGCCTTGAAGACCATGGTCTGGACCTTCGTCCCATCAGCCATAGCCCAGGTGAGAGTTGTACGTCCGTCACCTCCACCGTCCTGCGATAAGACGGTGACAGCGGACGCGAGAACATGCTTCATAGTGATGCTCTCCCAATACTGCTTCGAGGGCAGTTCGCACCGAGAACATACCCAATAGTCGTAATTGAAGCTGTCATCAGGGTTACGCTTCGCAGTAAACCCCTGTGATGCTTTCCTGCATCTACAATACACCTAATCCCCCCAGGGAAGTAGAGGGAGACCCCGCCAGTGTCGGTGCTACGTGTCTACCGGTTCCAGTCGGTTTTCACTGGCGGAGTCTCCGAATGAGGCTCCCCTAGACTCTGCTGCCTGTCCCGGGCCTGCAACGATGAGTCTAGGGGAGGTCGATCAGCCGGCCGACTCCTCGGCGGGCTTCTCCTTCTTGACGTGGACGTGTCCCAGGTTGGAGTGGTCGAGAGTCGCGTGCCAGTCGAAGGCAGTCTTCTCGTCGTTCTCCTTGGCCCAGGCGAGCTCGACCCCGTGGCGATCCACGAGGTGCTGACGAGCCTTCCCGAACTCGATCGGCTCCAGCTTCTTCTGGACGACCGGCTTCGGCTTCACAGGAGCGTAGTCGATCTCCTCGATCTGGTCGAGGGTGAGCAGGTCCACACCGGACTTGCCCTTCTCCTTGAAGCCGATTCCAGCTGTGGTCGCCACCTTGATCGTGCCGGTGACCTCCTTGAGGGACTCGTCCTCCTGGACGAGGTGAAGGATGCTCTCCTTGTCGATGTACGGCTGGAGAGAATCCAGTGTGACTGCCATGTCGTGCCTGCTTTCGTTGTTGTCGGGCCTAGGTGCCCCCGGAGGGTTACGCAGGCTTCCCCTTCCTGCTGCCCCCTCCGGGGACGGTGAATCGCCACCCTAACATGGGTGACAGCCTGTTGCAAGCGTGTGATTGTGCTCCTATCGGGCCGACCGCTGTAGCCGCTTTCCAAGGTGCTCAACCACACGCCCCAGGTCTTCGTCTCCGTCAACCTGAACTGTGTCCAGCCCATGCCGAACAGGGGAATCGGTGCGAATCCCCACTCCGAGCAACGTGATCTGATCACGCTTACAGAGCTGTAGCTGTCGCAACAGGACTTCTAGTTCCTCTTCTTTGTTCGCGGCTGGGAACTTGCCGTCGGTGTAGTAGAGGAGAATCTTGTCGGTAGCTTCTACCTTTTCGAGTTCTTTGCGTCCGAACTCCATCGCGTGACCATCGAGGTTACCTCCGAGGCCGATAAGGTTTCGGACAGCATCTTTCGCGGTCTCGTTCCATGGCTCATCCCACGTCTTGATGTGGTGTAGGTGGAGTGCGAACTTGCGGGTGCGTGAGCCATCAGGATTCTTCGAGCCGTGCGCACTGTGAGCCGTGATCGAGAACGGGATACCGACACGACTGAGCAGTTCAGCCTGAGCGAACGCCGCACGCTTGACGAGGGCAAGGTTATTACCGAGGTTGGAAGAACTAATGTCAATCATAATCTTGACTGCGTAGTCCTTCTTTCCAGGCAACCGCTTCTTAGCAAACAGCCGGTCGTCACCGCTCCAGGCACGACGACCAAGAACCTTTGTGTTCACTCGACCAGACCGTCTGTTGCGCTCTAGTTCGGCGATCTTGTTGTCTGTGAAGATACGCCGCGTCTTGAGAAGAACAGGCCCCAATGCTTGCTCAGGGATATCCATGTCACAGATGACGCCGTATGCCATGAGATCTTCTCGTTCGTCCTTGGTGATATTGGATAAGTCAGGTGCCCATCCGAACTCACTCGGCGCGTAGGTATGCTCTACGATCTGATCGACCCCGACACTAGGAGTTTCGAAGTACATACCCTGCAGGATAGCCGTAGTCAGCGCTTGCTTCTCGCTCATATCGCCGCGCAGGTCAGCAGTCTTTTCCTCTATCTTCTCGTGGAGATGATTGGTAGCTGTCTCGACATCTTCAGGTGAACCCCAAGGCATATCGGTGAGGTCGATACCGCCTAGCCCTTTGTCTGCTCCGGATTCGATGAGATCGGGTCCTCGAGACTCGCCGCCTTCGCTGTCGGGTCTTCGATCTGAGTCTGCCTCATTACCATGATCAGGTTGTGGAACGATGTCCGGCTCACTGGAGGAACTAGAATCCTGAACCGAGTCCTCAGAAGTTCCCCCTCTTTGATCGTCCCCGAGACTGTCGTCAGGTTGATCAGAGACTTGCCCGTCTTCTGGATCGTCGTGTTCTCCAGAGTCGTTGCCGTCAGCCTCCCCCACGCTTGACCGCCCCTCATCTTCAGAGCTCCCAGCATCAGTATCCGTGTCGTCCGTGTCGGATGCTCCATCAGACTTTTCAGCATCATCCGATGCCGGACGATCCTCACTGCCTCCTTCGCCCTCCGACTCTTCGGGACCTCCAGCATTGGATGCTCCCTCGCCAGACTCTTCAGGTACTCCGTCTGAATCTGCATCTACTGACTCCTCCGGAGATTGCTGCATTCCTTCAACCATCTCTGACTTGCCAGCATCTGGAGATGCCAGTCCTTGGCTTCCTCCGCCGCTTCGGTCGCCTTGCTCGTCGCTACCGTCATCTCGATCGCTTTCAGCAGAAGGTCCGCCCCGTCCCTCATCGCTTGCGGCTGACTCTTCATCTCCTGAAGTTCCTGGTTCGCCTTCTCCGCTTCCTTGAGGAGGCGTCTCACTCGAATCCACTCCAGGTGATTGAGAAGAAGACCCATCCTCACCGCTAGGCGCTTGATCAGAGAGTCCCCCGTCATCAGAACCCTCGGAGGTCCCATCGCCAGAAACTTCGTCTGGATCAACTCCTCCTTTGTCGGTGCCTTCGGAGGGGTCTCCCGATTCTTCTCGGTCGTCTTTGGACGGACTCTCGGAGGTCCCTGGGTCATTGCTCTTCTCCTCTTCTCGTTCTTCCTCGGTCTTGAAGTAACCGAGTTCTCGCAACCGAGCTAACGCTGGAAAGGCGAGGTTGTAGGTGTCAGCCGCAGTAGAGGCTGCTCGAACATCCGTGATGATCTGTTGAAGTTTCTTATCGGTGAGCAATTCACCGATTGCTGGATGGAAGTACTGTTGCCAGCCGGGATAATCGGCTGCCTCCATGTACAGAGCGAGTGATGCTTGGCTGTTAAGAGGAGCCTCATCCCATTTCTGAAGTTGAAAGTTTTGGTCGGGGATTCCGTTGGCAAGCAGATTGTAGGTGTCCGCAACCATCATCTTGCGAGTGCCCTTGCGCTTCCGAAACATATTCAGGTCTACCCGTGCATCCTCGAGACTATTAACCAGCGAGGGCAGGTAAGGGCTAATGATGTTTGCGAGGCCGAGGTAACTACTAGTTAGCCTCTTGTCACGGAATCGTGCCTTGATGCGCTCAGCGAACTCGCCGCCCCACTCTTCAATCGCTTGCTTCAGAGCTTCCTGCTTGTCGTGCTCAGTCGTAGGAGCGAAGGTGTCTTCTGCGATATGGCTGATCTCGTGGTAGATGTTGACCAGTATCTCTTCGCGGGCCTTGCATGCTGGACAAGACTGGAGACCAGTCTGCTTGTCACGCTTGCCGCACATGAACCGATCATGAGGTGTGAGATCACCAAGTGCGATGGGAGGCTGGTAGTAGATGACGTTACCGTCAGTACGCGGAGCACCGGATGCGATCTCGACGCGCACCTTGCTGTTCCCGGTCAGGGCACGTGCGTATCCAGACAGTTGAAACTGCATAGATCGAAAGACTTTGACAGCCGTCTGAGCACGCACAACAAGTTCATCTTGCTGTGGGCTACTGTTGTCTGTCGTTCTGAGATGCATCATGGTCCCCGTTCGGGTTATCGGCCAAGGTCTGTACTGATACAGTTTAGCATATGTGGCCCGAATTGTCTAGACCCGGGCCACATATACTTTCGTTACTACGAGACGGATCGGAGCGTTCGAGTCGCCTTCCTGACAATCTGCGTCTTGTTGTGCCTGACGTAGTGAAGCATCGTGTTGACTGCAGCCTTGCGTACAGTGTAGCCACGAGCCTCAAAAGCAGAGACTGCTTCCACACCAAGCTGCTTTGCGATCTTCTCGATGGTGACCATGTGGGCTTCCTTGCTACCTCTGGCCAGGTCGATCGAGAGAGTGATAGTTGCACGGCGAGCTGCCATGTGACTCTCCTTTCAGAGTCCAAGGGATAAGGTAGCCCGAGCTACCCCTCTTCCCTGCTGGTTGTTGCTCAGTGACAGGGCTTGGAAAGCCGTGCCGTGAGCGTCGGGCAGTGGTGATGCGGAGGACCGTGACGCGGGCAGGAGTGTGTCTTATGACACGGGCACGGCTTGTTCGTCGTGTGAACGACATACCGCTGGTGCTTCGCCCAGCCATGGCTTCCGTTGATGCGGTTCGGCAGCAGGTACTGCACGTTGCCGACCTTCTTGCCAGTGAGGTGCGCAACCCAGGTGGTGCGGTTGGGGTGGGTGACGTGACCCCTCACCTTGTCATGGTTCCAGAAGAACCGCACCTTGTCCATGAAGCAATTGCACTTGTCAGTAACCTGAGCACTGGCATGAGCGTGGCGCTTCTTGACGTGCGGCGGAGGCGGAGGTGGCGGCGGCGTACAGCCGTGTCGTCCCTTCACTCCCACGTTCCACGACTGGACGATCGAGTAGTCCTGCGAGTGGTGCTCGCCAGCCTTCCGCGACAGTCCATTCTTCTTGATCGAAGCCAGAAGGTTCTCGTCTGCCTGGCTGTCGATCAGGTACAGGTCAGCCTGGTACTTGGCTCGATGACACTTCGGCGGCGCCGGACACAGGGTGCGCAGGTTGAGACTGATGTCGGTCTTGCTCTCTGACTTCCAGGTCTCGCCCGTGAGCCACTCGGCATCGGTGATGCGATTCGGAATCGAGAAGTCCGGCTTGTTCACCTGGAAGCACTCCGCCACCTTGTACGGCTCGAAGCCGGTCTGAGGTGGTGTCGTATCACGGCAATCTGCTGCCGTTGATGCCCTGTAGTCGTTCTTTGGGTCGCCCACAACGTGCGCGACTCCTCGCCAGATCCCGTCGGACTTCCAGTACTTCGGGAAGTGACCCTTCCCATTGCTCAGATGAGCTTGGAGCGAGGCATTATCGACCGTCTCGAAGACATACGGGTTCGTGTCACTCGCAGTGCGATGACAGATCGAAGTCTTGTGGTCACCTCCCCCGGTGGCGTTCGCATCTGACAGACCGACGGTCATCAGTGCGATTGCCAGTGCCGCCCCCATGGCGGCGTAGATGGCGCTCCTCATATCTTGTGCTCCATTCTGTTGCCCGTCGAAGTTAACGGGACGTCTCTAGGGGTTGACTCGGGCGGAGTCAGATTGCGTGAGACTCCGCCCGAGTCGGGTCGAGCGCTTGGTCAGCAGCGTCCCTCTCGATCGAAGCAGCGCACGCCCTTGTTGTCGCCAGAGGTGTAGGCGAACTTGGTGCCCAGAGCGATGTGATCGAGCCAGTAGGTGGCGTCACCCACGTCCATCACCACGTAGTCCGAAGTCACCCGCTGGTTGGGGTTGGCCGCGACGTAGTTCTGCCAGGCGGTGTTCGTGCCATCAGCTGCGTAGAAGCCGCCGGTGTCGCCGGTGACGTAGAAGCCGCAGTCGTGCTTGGCCCTAGTGAAGTCGCTCCGAGTCCAGCGCGAGTCCAAGGTGAGCGTCCTTGAGCAGTACTCGGCCGACAAGTACGCGATGTCACCGTTGAGGAACTCCACTGAGATCCTCGGCGCACCACCGCCGACAGCACTGGCTGCCTTGCGATCGAAGCTCAGGTTGTGGACCTTCGATGCTGCGATGTTTCGGTCAGTGCTTCGGTCGGTGTAGAAGAGCGAGTAGTAGTTCCCATCCGGTGTGCCAGCAGGGAGCTGCACACGCAGGGCCTTGTCTCCTCGATCCAGAGGCGAGTCGACGCCGTAGCTCGACCAGCGCGCTGAACCTTCTTCGGCAGGCTCTGACCCTGTGGTGTTGTCGTAGAACCACACCTCTCGATGTCCTACCTGAGCCGGGTTCGTGATCTTCACCTCTGCAGGCGATGCTCCAGCAACGCCTGCGATTCCAGCAGCGAGGGCCAGGGCCGCGCCTCCTGCGATGAGTGCTGCGGTCTTTCTCATGGTTGTAACTTTCTACTAGAGGTTGGGTTACTGCATTCGTGACTTATGTCACGAGTCTGAGAGAAGGAGGAGCAGTTCGTCCGAAACTGCTCCTCCTTCAGAGGGTTGTACTAACAGCCGCCAGAGTCCCAGTCACTGTGATGGATGGTAAGCCGGGCGCACTGGTTGATGTTGCCGCCAGGAACGAAAATCTCCGTGAAGTACCAGCCGATCTTCAACGTCGCAGCATCCGGCATCCCGATCTCCAGGTCCCACGAACGGCACTGACCCGGGTCCAGGTCGGTGTTGGTGGTCGACCACTTCACCACCCCATTCTCGTTCCAGATCGACAGACCCTTCCCGTCGATGCCCTGGTAGGCGAGTCCTCCGCTGGCTGCGCAGATCTTCACCGACTCGACGTAGAATCCGACACTGTACTGCTGTCGGATTCGGTAGTTGCCCTGGAGCTGACCGGTCCCAGCGAAGTCACTGTGGGTGACAATCGGACCCCAGTCGTAGGCCCTCTTCGCCTGGTGATGAGCAGCCGTCGTCTTCACGGCCTGATGAGCGACGGCGTGATGCCCCGTCGCAGTCTGTGCTGGTTGGGCTACTGACACTTGAATGCCAGCGCACGCAGCGACTGCTGCGATGAGTAATACGATTTTGTTACGCATGAAGCCTCCTAGATGTCCTGTCTTGGACCGCAAGTTGGGTTGCAGCGTTCCTTGTAGACAGCGATCTGGTATCCGTTCCGCCACTTGTAGAACACAGAAACCTCCCAGCCGCCACCGTTGTCATACTGATCTTCGTGACCAGCGATCCGGTAGGTGTAGATCTTACCTGTAGTGCCGTCCGGGTAGGCGTAGTTCGTGTTCCACCCCGGAGTGCAGTCACAGATGCCGTTCTCCACGTTGGACTTGGTGAGGCCATCGCCGACGAGCTGACAACAGTACTCGTCGTTGGTGAACGAACCGCTGGGGGTTCCAGCCTGAGCAGGCGCAGCACTCAACGCGAGCGAGCCAGTCAGGATGATGCCCGCCAGAAGGGCTGACAACTTCTTCATACCCCGTGTTTCCTTCCTTTGTTGAGACTGGCTAGCCCAGTCTCAAGATCAAACAGCGCAGTTGGTCTTGATAGAACCCCACCTGGGAGTACGCGACTCCTCGTCGTTTATCAAGACCTCCTGCGGTGTCGGGAAGATGATGACCCTGTGCTCCTCGACTGGTTCGTCTTGACCGATCAGCTCGAGGTATGCGCCGTAGAGGTTGAAAGCACGCTCGTAACCCCCCAGATCAACACCTGTTCCCCAATGGGAAACGAGCACTCCTTCAGGATCATCGTCAAGATAAAGGCCTTCTCCTGGCCAGTAGTGAACATATCCCAATGGAGCCATTGCGTCCTTTACGCGCTGTCGAAAGCTCTTCTCTGCTGCTGTGATCCCCATGTTATCTTACTCCTTCGAGTACTGATTGCGTCGTTGCCACGGCCTACGCTGATCCGCAAGTCGCAAGTTGTCGTTGTTTGTTTCTGGCCAGAGATGTGTTGGGTTGCAACACAACTTATGATTGCACTGATGGTCCACGATGTACCCCCTAGGAGGCATCCCGATCCAGTGCTCAAAGGAGATACGGTGACTATACGCCCATATGCGCTGGTTGTCAACAAGCCCCAGCCAGAAGCGTCCGTAACCCTTGTCATGTGTGCCGCCTGTCCACAGCCAACACGGCGTCTTGTAATCAATGAGCTGTGGCTCAACCTTGGCGAGGAATCGCAGAAGCATCTTGTGATCCATCTTGGTCTGATTGAGACGAGATAGTGAAGCTGGATTGTTCCAATGGCCTGGCTCAGGAGGGAGCGCCGCTAATTGCTCTCTTTTGAGCGCCAGGTTATAATGCTCCAATATTCCATCCCAATCTCGGAACGGATCAAGACTGTCCACGTTGCAGATCCGCCTTCCTCTGAACGAGCTCGGGGAGGGATGCTTTGCCAGCACGCTTGGACTTCGGATCAGTCCCCAGCATGATCCCCTCCAGTTTGTCGAACTCATTGAGGACATGATCGACGCCAGCCTGCATCGCCTCTTTGATGGTCTCGTTGTAGGAAGCGAGCGTGTCGGCCACCTGTACTGAAATCTTCTTGTCGAATTGAGTCTCGATCATCTTCTCGATCTCAGCGCGTTCGTGTTTCAGATCACGAAGAATTGTTTTAAGATCACGAAGGGTCTCGTTGGCCTCTCGGGTTGCAATCCGCAACTCTTCAATTTTCTGTTCACTCATCTTCTACTCCGAGTACGAGCTAAATGAACCTCTGTGATCTTGTTCTGACAATCCCATACAACCTCTAAGACTTCGAAGAGACGTGGCCCTTCGTCGTAGTGCCGAACGAGATCTCCGGCACGCGGAATGCTAGGTAGAGTTACGTCCTCAAAGCCATTAGAAGGCAGGTTCACTAGCCTGACGGTAATCATGCCTGCTTGACCCAGACTTCCTCGGAGTCAGTTGTATCGACGATCACTGGCATGTTCTGGATGAAGATCATGTCTTTACAGGCTTCGGCTCCGAAGTCGTCGAGGGCTAACTGACCGAGGCAGTTGCCTCCGTCAGCGTCACCGCTGTCTACACGACAGGGTGCGTCGTCAGCTGCGCGACACTT